ATGCCGTGGACTGAGAACTGTCATAAGCAATGACTAGGTGATACCAAGCACTTGGGTCTCGGAACTGGGCATTTGTAACGAGGCGATGGTTGTACGAAGCAGCCGCGCTTCGATTCATAAACACGATCTGGTCTGTGCTTGGATCGAAACCAAGCTCGAATGTCGGATAGTTACCTCCAGATCCATATTGCGTCATAAAACAATTCGCAATAACCGAATCGGTAAGCGTCAGCCTTCCGCGCTTGAACCAAAAGGAAATGGTCTGAACGTCAAAGTTCGTTGAGGTGGCCGAAAACGTGCGCCTCAAGTTGGCGCTATTGCTCGCGCGGAAGCGCAGCGAGTTGGTGATCTGGTAGCCGCCTTGAGCAGAAGCTCCAGCTAGTACGTTGTTCTGGAAAGGCATTGTACTTAGTTCCTCTTACCGTACATCAAGTGTCATTACAGTGTGAATAGCTGTTGAGGTGTAGACAATGTAGTCTAGTCTATCAACCGCAGATGCGGTAGTTGTTAAAGTAGGAGCTTCACCATTAGGAAACTTCCAGTTGCTTCCAAAAGAAAGTGTCTTTCCTCCGGAGACGTTCTGCTGGATAAAGATTGATCCAGTCTGCCCTGCCGCACAGTTTGATGGGTTCTCAAATGTACGATTACCTACAAGCTGGATGGCAAAGTTCTGTGCAGTATTGAAGTCAATTGCAATGCTGGTAGATACGTCAGTAAGACTTACTACGTGCGCTCTAGCTGACTTGGTAATCTCCAATTGCTTTACTGGAATGCTAGTTCCAAAACCTACATTGCCATTGGCATCTATATTGATCCTGTCTACTCCACTTGTAGCAATTGCAAGTGAAGTTGCTGCGGATACTCTTGGAGTCACAACATTTGTAGTAAATGACCCATTTGTAAACGTAGCATTTGTACCACTTACAGCACTTACTACAGTTAGTTGATTTGCAGTAAACGAACTGACAGAAGTGGGGAAATCAACTTGATAAATATTAGTTCCATTGCAAGCCACAAATACATTTTGAGACGAAGGTACTGAATACACTGATCCACTTGCCGTCTTCATCTTTACTGCAAAAGAACCAGTAGCTACATTACGAAGGAAGTAGGTCTTTTCGTGTGATGGAATTGTGATGGTTACATCCGCCGTTAGTGTACCAGCAAACTCTAGAGAAGCATTTCTAGACTGATCTACAGCACCGTTATTCTCGGATAGAGAGATTGGAGAACTACTTACAGATACAATAACATAGCCAGCAACAGCTTCGTCAATCAGATCGATTACGTTCTGATTCAGGATGTCTCCCCAAGAGTTAGGGTTTTCCCCATCTCCTTGCTTCTCAAACCGCAGTCTAGTTGTATATGTACTAGCCATCTTTGTCTATTCCTTTATTGGGTTTATCGAACATCAAGGGTAGCTACAGTGTGGACTGCTGTAGACGAGAAGACAATGTAGTCTAGTCTATCTACAGCAGAAGCTGTAGTGGTCAGTGTTGGAGCCGTACCGGCAGCAAACTTCCAGTTTGTGCCAAATGAAAGGGTCTGCCCACCAGATACGTTTTGCATGATGAAAATGGAACCAGTTTGGCCAGCTACACAATTTGAAGGACTTTCAAGTGTTCTATTTCCAGTAAGCATTACAGCAAAATTCTGTGCAGTGTTGAAGTTTACAGCAATTGAAGCTGCATCAGTAAGGCTTACAATTGTAGCTATTGCAGCTCCTGATACAGCAAATCTCTTACCTAGATTTGAAGCATTTAAAGCTAGGGCGCTTACGCTGACAATACCCGCAAAAACCGCAGTAGTTCCGCTAACAACACCGTTTACGTTAAGCGCGTTTGTTGATACCTTTGTGGAAAAGTCTCCGTTTGCGGCATCAAGTGTTGCGGCACTGACAACTCCAGTAAATATTGCTGACGTACCACTTACTGCTGCTGCTACGTTGATGCCGCCAGTGATTGATACCTTTCCAGTAAAGTTACCGATAGAAGCATCAATTTCGTTTACACTAACAATTCCTGTAAACATAGCAGACGTACCACTTACAGCGCCATTTACGTTTAACGGTCCTGTAATTGAAACTGAACCAGTGAAGTTACCAATTGAAGCATCTATTTCATTAGCTGATACAATACCGCTAAATACAGCACTAGCTGCATTTACTGTGCCAGCACCAGAGACATTTACAGCCGTAGTCGCGTTTGTAGCCGAAGTAGCAAAAGACGCACTTACTGCATTTGTAGCATTTGTGGCACTGGTAGCAAATTGTGCTGATACTGCATTTGTTGCATTCAAGGCGTCAGTAGCTGATGTGGCAAATGAAGCAGATACCGAATTTGTAGCATTTGTTGCTGAAGTAGCAAATGCAGCCGAAACTGCATTTGTAGCATTTGTAGCATTTACCGCATTTGTAGCATTAGTGGCGCTTGTAGCAAAATCAGCCGTTAATGCATTTGTTGCATTAGTAGCGGATGAAGCAAATACTGCGCTTACAGCATTAGTAGCGTTTACTGCATTAGTTGCATTGGTTGCTGAAGCGGCAAAAGCTACACTGATATTTGATAGACCTGAACCATCTCCAACAAAAGCTACAGCACTGACAATGCCATTTACTGTTGCTGCGCTAACAACAGTAAGTCTATTTACAGTATACGCAGAAACGGAAACTGGCGCAGTGGGAAGATTTGTCAGATTTGACCCATCCCCATAAAATGTACTTGCAGAAACTCCACCAGAAAACGTAGCTGATGCTCCAACAATATTGTCAACAGTGAGCTTTGTAGTAGCAAAGTTTGATACACTTACTGAAACAGGAGTACTAATACTTACTAGTTGTCCTCTAGCATTTACTTCTAGATTTGAAAATGGACCATAGCTTCCAGAAACAACTCCAGTAGTTTCCAGTGTAATTGCTGGATTAGAATTTACACCATCACCGTTTGCTACGCTTAGACCAGTACCTACTGTAATAGATCTTCCAATTGCAGATCCGCCAGTCATTGCTACGAGACCAGTTACTCCACTCAGATCAGTTACAGCATTTAATGCTGAAGCTGTTGCAGTGAGAGTGCCTCCATTTAGTTGGAAAGTCCCATTGATGTTTACAGTACTGTTGCTTAGTTGCAATGCAGAATTGGTCCCCTCTCCATCTTGAACAGTACGGAGAGTGCCATCAATTCCGCTATTTGCGTTGCTGACCTGAAGCAGATCCTTGTATGTATCTGCAATGGTCTTGCCAGTAAGAGTTGCCATATCCGCTCCTTAAACCGTATTCCAGTATTGGGTTTCGTTTTCCCAATTTACGTTTGCGTTGTTCCAGACAATGTTTCTGTCGTTGTTCAGTGGTGGTCTTGGATTACGGATGTACTCGTCATCTCGTACGTTTGGAGACTTGTTCTGTGGATGGTTCTTTAGGTCGTATCTGCCCTCATAGTCCTCCGGACATACCATCAACCCATAACTATTGCGCTTTAGCTGGCGATACGGGTACTGGAACCCACAAGTATCGCAAATCCCCAAAGCTCGTTTGGTAGATGCCATTTTACACCAAGTTCAGCTTTGGTACAATTCTGATGCTTGAACGCTCCCTATCCTCGTCCATAGCCCTAGCTAGACGCTCCTCGTACTCCTGCTTGATAAACTGCACCCTGTCTCCACCGATGCCAGCCCTCTTCATTGACATGAAGTAGGATAGACCAGCAGTAAGACACGGTAGAAACCTACGGGATACATCCGCAATCTGACCAGCAGACTTGTTTACATCCTGCATATACCGGACTTTCTCAATCTTAAGTGAGTAGTCCTCTGTATCTGGAATGGGCCATAGGTAAAGTTCTGGATTTGCCCTACCTCTGCGGATAGCGTACTGTGTTGGTCTTCCAGTCTGGCTCTTTCTCGGAATCTGAAGATACTCTTCCATAGAAATACGCTGAAGCTGGATGTCCGTAGAACTTAGGTTTACCACTACTTCCATTGTGTCTACAGTAGCAGATGAAAGGGCATAAGCTGTTACGCTAGCCGAAACATCTACTACCGTAGTATTCGTGGTCCACAGAAGGATTCCTCTGTTCTGCCAATCCTGTAACAGTAGATTTATTGAACGACGAGCAGACTTAGGATCATGTCCCAATGTCTGCTCCCCTCCAATCATTTCCATAGCTTCTTGGATTACCTCATCGATATCCATGCTGAAGTTATATGTACCGCTAGTTGACATAGAGGTCTAAACCTTTCTCTACACTAGTATGTCTATCAACCCTTCTTGCGACCGGCAGCAGCCATCTTTGCCATCTTTGCCGCGCCATACTTCTTGCGACCAATAGAGGCTGCTACTGCTGCTGGATTTGATACATTGCCACGAGCAGCGATGTTCTTCGTAAGCTTTGCAAAACGCTCGCCCGAGCCAAGCTTTGGCATCTTGCCGCCTGTTGCCATGTTCTTCTTCTTCATTGGAGCCTTCATGATTTGTTCCTTTATACTTGATCTTGAGATTGCCATCTTGGTTATTACCTCTTGATACCTCTAACATACTTCTGGGACTTTGGAGGCATCTTCTTTGATCCCGTTGGTCCTGCCCAGTAAACCTTGTCTGCCCAATAGGCTGCACTCTGTGGACCCTTTGCGATATTGCTCGCATGTCTTGTCTTGAATGCCTTTCTAGCTTCTGGAGAATAGTTGTGACCCATCTTCTGGTCACCAAATCGAATTACCTTTACACCACCAGATGGAGAACGTACTGCTACCACACCTTTCTTTGTAGGATGTGATGGAGTGTTCTTTGGCTTATTAAGACCACTAAGTCCAAGCTTCTGTAGCTTATTCTTTTCTGAATCTGTTAGTGCCATTTTAGATCTTCCTGAAACCCTTTACTTTTTCTGCAATAGTCTTTGGTTGTTTTACAAACTGCTTTCCAGCCTTTGTTCCCTTCCGCTTTGCCTTTGTAGTGGCTGCGTACTCTTGTGGAGTAAGGGACTTGATTGCAGCTTCTGGAAGGTATCGCTCACCTGTTTCCTTTGAAGGTTTCCCAGACTTTGTTCGCCACTTTTGCTTTGTCCAAGCCTTCAAGCTTGCTTGCGAACTCATGAGTTTAGCCATTACCTGTATCCACCACCACGCTTCTTGTACTCAGTAGCTAGAAGCTGTGCCTTTCTAGCTGACCATTCTCCCGCATCGCCGCCTTTTGTACCAGCTTTAATTCTGTTGAATAACTGCTTTCTCATTGTAGGCTTTGTGTAGTTTCCTGCTTCATTTACGCGAGAGACGTAACCACCCATCTTCATGACTACAAGATCTCCAGTCTGAGCCATAGATCTCTTTTCCTTTTTCACTCCACTTTTACCAACATTACGCATGATCTTCTGGGCAGCCATCCTGTCTTCCATTGACATATTTTCGTTGTCGCGTGTGTTGATTGCTTCTCGCAATGCCGCCTTATTTGTAACTAGAGATGGTAGACCACCAGCAGAAAGCTTCTTAGCATTTGCATTTCTAAGTGCAATAGCTACTGCTTGCTTTTGTGGTCTACCCTCCTTCATAAACATCCGGATGTTGCTGCTTGCTACTTTTGATGAGCTACCCTTCTTAAGTGGCATGTGCTGTTACTTCTTCTTTGATCCCATCATTACGCAACCACCACCGCGCATTGCTACACCACAACCACGACCAACCTTACCACCCATAGCCTTTCGGACTGTTGGAGTAGAAGGCTTGCGAACTGGAGGTGCAGGAGGTGCTGGAGGTGGGATGTCTTCCTTCATGGTGCTTCCACCGGGGCCACTGGTTACATCGCCAGCGTAAGGATCCATCTTTTCGTAGTCAACACCAGAAGCTGGCTTCTTACCCTTTGCCATCTTAGTACATCTTTCCTTTCTTCATTACTGCGCCGCCGCCACGCATGGCTGCGCCACATCCGCGACCAACCTTGCCGCCCATAGCCTTCTTGGTTACAGAACCCTTTGAGGACTTCTTGCTTGTGTACTCATTAAGCGCATCCATTTCATCGGAAGTCAACTTAACGTCATAAAGGGTATCATCCTTTGTTGCTTGACGACGAGCCTCGTCATCTGAAGCCATCTTTTCGCGAACAAGCTTGGCACCTTCGTATCCAGCAGCAGTAGCGGCTGCTCCACCAGCAGCACCCTTTGCCTTGCCCATTGCGTATTCCTTTGTCTCACGAAGAGCTGGAGCAACCTTTTCTTCTCCACCAGTTCGTTTGCTGAGCAGCAAATTTAGAGTCTTTTTTAGGCCAGCCATTTTCTTATCTCCTTTTAGTTGGAATTTGGTACAAGTGTATTATCGCCACCAGCAGGACTGGATGGAGTTTGCATGTCATCACGACGAGTCCTGCGAGCTTGATTGCGCTGAAGTTCTAGAAGCTGCTTGTACTTGGCTTCAAATACTTGCATTGCAGGATAGTCTTTCTGGTACATAAGAGCCTCTACCATGCTTGCGTAGAATAGCAAGTCATAGCAATAGTCACTAAAGTAGTTTGTATCCGATACAGATGAGAGAGTTACTGGACGAGAAATGTAGACTACTTGTCCATTGCACGTAGACGCCGGAGTAGGAGCCACAAGAACAGTAGAATTATTACGAGGCGCATAGTACTTTGGTTCTCCAACGGAAGCTGACACAGGCCAGTAATCATTGATGAACTCGTCAGTACGCATCAAGAGATTGATCTTCGTTCCATTGCTCTTGATATTGAAGTTCTTGACTACACGAGATCCAGAGGGTAACGTGACAATATTGTTGTTTGCGCTTACAGCTATAGACGTATACGAAACTAGACCGTAGTCATCCAGATCCTTTACAAGGCGCTCTTCAGCCTTATTGACCATATATGGAATGTAGTCAATGAACTCAGTGCCAGTATTCTCAGTGGCAGCAATGATGTCATTGACTAGGTAGGTATACGTCGGCATATGATTAGCCGTAGAATACTGCTACTGTTGCTGCTGAAGTTGGAGCCGAAACCTTGACAACTCCATCCATTCTAATACCGTATTCTGGAAGCATGATATCACATGCATCTACTGCTGTAGTTAGATTGAACTTAATTGTATTTCCAGTCTTGTTTCCATAAGGATCCGTAGAAACACCAGTAATTAGAAACGAACCGATCCCAGTAGCAAAAATACCTCTAATGATTGTATTCTCAAGTGATACGCTGGTTGTAACATCCAGAACAGCACCACTACCAGTTACATGTCCTTGTCTGATGTTTGTTGACATAGGTTAAATTCCTTTTCAAAAGTAGTCTTTGGGGTATCTGTACATTATACCACTTGTAGCCACCTTAAGAAAAGGACCACAAGATCAAAAAGAAGGGCAGATAAAGATCTCTCTCTATCTGCCCTTCCAGACTTACTCTAGCTCTTCAAGTATTACGAAGAACCGGAGGCACCATAGAAACCACGCCAATCAGACCACCCGAACGAATAACGCTCGCGAGCCTTGAAGCGTAGGTTGCCCGTGTCAAAGTCTGGCTCCATCTTGGTTGCCAGAGGAGAACGGACAAACATCTTTGCACCATTGGGGCAATCGGTACGAATAAACCAAGCATTCGTATCGGTAAACCGATGGTTTACGAAATAGCCCTTTGGAAGTGCACTCATACGACGTAGTGAGTTAACGTCGTTGACGTTCGTTACGCCAGTCGTGCTGTTCGTAACAGTTGTCGTGCTGAGAGTGCTGTTAAGGATCTTGTCAGCCGTGTAGATAAGATCCGGTGGAATGTGGAGAGACTGTGCCTGAAGACCAATAAGGATATTACGATCATCCTTGGCCTTTGCGATGGTGATAAGAGCAGTCTGCATAGCTGACTCGGACAGATCAGTTGCACCGAGTGTATTGGACTGGTTACCGCCAGCTACGACAGGGTGAGATGCCGAGAAGAATGCGGCACCGTCGCCACCAAGATAAGAAGTGCTGAAGCCGTTGTTGAAAACGTCAGCAGCCTTTACTTGCTTGGTGTTTGCCATTGCACGGGCGAGACCACGTGCACGAAGCTTGGCAAACGTATCGTATAGGTTGTCTTCCATTGACTCTTCCGTTACGGCAAATGCGAGAGCTACGGTCTCGTTGGTGTAACGAGCGACATAGCTTTCCTGTGCATTGTCGTACTGGACAGCAGCACCTTCGGCCTTGACTGGAGCAGCACCGAAGCCCGTGAAGAGAACCTCCTCTTCAAAGGCACGCTCGGAGTTCTCTACTGCGTAGAGGACTGCATGCTCGTTGTCAACTTCCTTGTACTCCATACCGAAGACTGCATTAAGGCCCGGAAGAAGCTCTTTGGCAATACTAGCGCGATTAATAGCCATTGTTATTTACTCCTTCCTTCAATTAGATCGTTGAGGTTAGTACTGCGCCAACGCTAGCGACAACGCTAATGTAGCGATCAGCATTCTGCATGATACGAACCTCGACAATTGGAAAAGCCTGTTCCGCTGGAACAAGAATATCATTGCCGGGGACATCAAATACAGCAACCGGACGAACCATTGCAGCGCCAGTTGTACGCCCTGCTGCCTTGATGCCAAAACCAGACTTGCCGGTTACAGTTGAACCAGCACCTAGTGTTACAGCAAAGTTCTGGCTGTTGATATCGCCAATTGATAGCGATGCATCAGCCTGAATGAGATACGTTGTAGCAGCTTCATCAACTACCTGTGCGTAAATCTCTGAAGCTGAAGTATTAGCGGGCCAGTAACGGCTCCACTTTGGCTCGCCATTCTGAACATAACGGCAACCCATGAAAACACCACGAGCAAAATCTTCCGTCGAGGTGATTACCTGTACATACCCGCTCACAACCTTTACAATGTCGCCCATGAAGATATTTGAAGAATAGCCAGTGGAAACTGGATACTCGTTAGTACCTTGTGTGTTATAGGCGGCACCAGCAATGCGTGAAGGAGTAAGACCGGATAGTGTCTTTGAAGTAGTCATATTACACTTTCCCTTCTTATTTGATAGACATTGACAAGTGCAAGATTAGTGTGAAGAGGTTCAAATCTACTTAGTCCTGAAACGAAGGAGACTTCCCCCTACTGACATTTGTCTTGCTGTTTACAGAAATTGGCATGCGACTGTCTGAGTTACTCAGTAGCTGAGAATTGACAGCCTGTACCATTTCCCTGCTCCTATTCTCATAGAAGCGTTGGCGAGATTCAGCTAGCTCGGCTGGCATCTTTGCCAGTGCTAGATCTCCACGGCAGACAGCACCCGAATAACGCCCTCCCTCTCTCACGACAGAGGATGCCATCATCTCTGGAACCTCGTCAGCTTGAACTAGTTCCCAACCTTCCGCTAGACGCTTACCAATATTCTGGTAATCTTCTTCGTTCTTGATTGAAATCCTAATCCATCGAAGAGCATTTCCGCTATTTGAAAATCGCTGACGGACAGTTTCCGGAATGTCCAGCCAGTTTGGCTCCTCGAATACAAGCTTACGCTTTTCGTTCTCGCGAGTGTTGGCAGTTCGTGAATTTAGTTCCCGTGTCATTGTTTATTTCCTTCCACGCTTAGTTTTGTGTATATCAGATTGGAGTGTAGTCGCCATTGGCCTGTTCAGCCTTAAGCTTTTCCGCTGCATATCTTTCAAGTGGAATACCCCACTTCTGTGCAAGTCGGACATCCTCTTGTGTGAGCTTGACCTTGTTGCCACGAGAAGTTGTAGAGGCTTTGGATGTGCGTGACGCACCCGAAACCACCTGAGAAGGACGTGACGCCGCCTTCGTAGCGTTTGTAGCATTCCCAGAATCATCTTCCGACTCATCTTGGGAATTTACCTTTAGATCCTTGAACTTCTGAGGGAACTGGCGAGAAAGCCTTGAATCGACCTCATCGTAGTACTCATCATCAGAAGGATCAAATCCCTCTTCCTTTAGCTGAGCATCAATCAGAAGAGCCGCATTGGTCATGATCTGGTCCTTGCCAAACCACTCATTCTTAGATGCCCACTGAATAGCCTTTGGATCGTACTGCCCCTGCTTCTGTTGATTCTGAGCAGGAGTTTCCTTTGTCTGCTGCGCCTCAAGACGGTTTGTGTACTCTTCCAGATCCTGACGACGCTGACGAACCTGAGTCATCTCGGCATAAGCTCGGCTCATTTCCTCTTGAGCCTTAAGCATGCCGTCCGTGTCGGAACTTTCTGCTGCCCGCTTGAATAGATCCTTGGCAGAATCAATTCGTGTCTTTAGTTGGCTTTCGGTGCTTTCAATCGTACTCTTGATACTGGTTGAAAGCTCCTTTTCACGAACCTGTACGGAAGTCCTTAGCTTTTCGACCTCGTCACGAAGCCTAGAAATCTCTTCTTCGCGTTCCTTACGCTGCTTGATAAGCTGGCGAATACGCTTCTGAGCGCCGCGAGTTTCGATGCCTTCCAGTTCCTTAGATTCTGGATTAGGCTGGGCTTCTGATTGATTTCCAACTGCTGCTGTATCATTATTGGACCTTGTATCCGAAGATTCCTCAGTTCGTGTAGCTTCAATGTTCGCTTCAGGAGCAGTCTGGGCCTTCTTTTGCTCATTAGACTTGTCTTCCTGACCTTCGATTTCAAACTCTACCTTCTTGCCCGCACCATCCGCAGACAGATCAATAGTTGACCAACCATTGTCAACCTTGTCATTAGCCATTTTGTTTCCTTTCAAACACGCTAGTTACGAAACTAACGATTACGTTGAGATGGGTTACATAGTAACATACTAGATGTTGCTATGCAAAACCAGTTATTCAAACTATTAGTTGGAGAGACTGTACGTCGTATCTAGATCCTTTGGATTGTCAAGTTTCATGATGATCTGATCATCGTAGACTAAAAGAAGCTTTACACCCTTGAATACAAACTTCTGGCCGATATGCTTTCCGTAACACACGTAGTCACCCTCAGAACACCAAGGGCCATTCGGGAACTTTGTAGTATCCTTGTACGCAATTTCGCCAATCTTCAGAACCTTGCCAATCGTGGTTAGATAAGCAACATCATCCTTTACCTTGTCTGGTAGGTATACTCCACCCTTTGTCTTGGCTCGGATTGAAACTGGACGAATAAGAACGTGATACGCTGGCAGCGTTGGCAGATCCTTCTTGTCAAGCTTTACACCTTCATCCGTAATCCACTCACCATTGTCAATAGCCTTGTCCATTTGAACATTAAACATGTCTTGGATTATCTTCCTTTCTTTCTATTGGTTTGATTGTCGGTTTCATCTTCATCGTCTTGGTCATAAAGTCGAGACTTTACTATGTGATGAAGAGTTTGTTTTGCTATTTCGATACCTTCGATTTTACCGACAACCTCACGATAGGAAGAATAATCTGAAGCTTGACCAGAGACAAGGAATTTTGTAAGCTCACCTATTTGCTTGTTCAATCCAACAAGCATTTCATCCCATATAACCATATCTTTATATCTTTATCACTGCATCTTTACTTGTGACTTATCCTGCTGAAGGATTTGGGAAAGGATATCGGCAGCCTTTAGTGCCTTGTCCTTTTCAATACCCTGCTGGGTCTTGGCTAGATCCATGATTGCTTGAAGGGCAACAATAGCTTTCTTGTTGCTACGATCCTTTTCCTTTTCGTTGATCGCAGTGCTTGTCTTGATGCCTTCCTTCATCATGTCAATCCGCATTGCAGTTTCCTTGAGATCAAGTTCCCTGTTACGCATTGCAGCATCAACGCTTTCCTTTGCTAGCTGAGCCTGTACCTTACCCTGCTCAATTTGGAGACGCTGTGCTTCTAGCTGGACCATCTGGGCTTCTGGAGTGTTTGTCTGCTGCATCTGAGCCATTGCAGCATTAGCTTGCATGACTTGCTGGGCAGCTTGGGCCATTACCATTTCGATGACTTGAGGATCATTTGCGTTGATCTGCCCAGTCTGCTGTGCAGCTTGCATCATCTGTCGAGCAACGCCATTGACTTGCTCTTGGTACTTCATGACCATGTGTTCTTGGATGTTGGCCTGTAGGATTGGAGCTACACGCTGCATGATTGGACTTGCTCCATTCATTGGGTCTTGCAAGTACATCATCTTTGCTTGAACGTGTGCGTCGTGGTTCTGACCAACAAATGCCCTGATTGGCAGACCCTTGACGGCAGCAGCGATATCCGAGACCGGATCAAGAGGAACTGGTTCCACCTTGCGGGGCATGATCTTGTCCAGATTTGGAATGTTTGCTGCCTGTAGGATTGTCCTGTTAAGAACCTCCATATCAAACATGCCGGGTGGAGATGACTGTGCAAGGTTCATTGCCATCTGAGCCATCATCATCCTGTGTGCATTTGATGGGATGTTTGGATCAGATACTGGAACTACGTCAATCTTGCCATCAAAGTCAGAACGGAAAATAACAAGTGTTCCGTCTGGAACATCCAAGCCGCTCTCTTCTGGAAGATACTCGTAGTTGATGCGAGCTAGAAGCTTGAACTCTTCCTTCTGTGCCTTATGCAGACGCTTGTGGATTGCACTGAAGAACTTGCTTGAAGCCTCCAGTAGAGCCATCGTAGTACCGACAGGACCGTAGTTACCAGCTTCCGAGATTACCTGTTCGGTCGTGTCGGCAAACTTCTGGGCTGCTGCACTGATGAACTGGAGCATCTGGAATAGTGTCTGGGAAGGCTCCTTGTACGGTAGTGGAATGATCATCTTTGTCAGATCATTACCGACTGCCTCGACTTCCTTCCATTCACCGGGTGCAATAGGATTGTTGTCTCCTACAATACGGACACCCTTTGCCTTGAAACCGCCAGCTAGGTTTGCAAACTGACCAGCATCAACAAGACTACGCATTGCGGCAGTAGCCGTCAGCGTCATGTTTCCAAGGAAATGAATAAGACCTAATCCGTAGAATCCGAAACCCGGTACAAACTTGTAGTGCGTAAAGTAGATCTTCTTTTCCTTGCGCTTGTCATCTTTGTCATAGTTCCTTCGGATAGACAAGACCTTCCTGCTTTCATCCTCTACCGTAATGATATACGGAAGTGGAACCATTTCGTTATGACCCTTTGGAATAAACTTCTTTGGTAGCTCCAGATAGCAGTGATGCTCCAGTACCGTGTACTGGGGATCCATGCTAAGGGATGGAGACATGCCCATGATCGAATCAATCTTCTGACCAATGGTTGTCTGCTTTGGCATTGGAGCATCAGTCAGGCTTACATCACGAAACCTACCGGATGAAACTGCTCTGATCATCTCTACTGGACTGTAGTAAATTACATGCGTGTACCGATCTGCCCTACGAAGATCAGTTGCATTGTAGGACACGTAGAACTGGTCAATAGGGACAAACTCTGAAACTGGTCTATTAAGGTTCTCGTCAAAGTAGATCTTCTTGAATGCGGATCCAATAAGTGGCAGATGGAATAGCATCCGCTCAAACTCATCAAAGTATTCTGGCATGAGTTCAGTGATCTGGTAGTTCATGAACTCCTTGATGCGCTTGGCTTGGTTTTCACGCTCAACGCTAAATTCACCTAAAATCTGCGTCTTAACTGGACCAGCAGGAGGAAAGAGTTCCTGAGTAGCCTTTGACTGGAACTTGACTGCTGACTCAATTAGGACAGGATGTACTGCCGTGCAAGCACCTTCAAATGGCTCTGATGTCTCCTCAAGCTTCAGACCGAGAAGATCAAAACCTCTCTCAAACATGCTTTCCCACTCAGCCCTTGACTGCTTGTCGGCTTCAAAGTGGTCAAACACCATGCTTGAGATTTCATTAAGTAGCTGATCATCCAGATCGTCAGCTAGGTTCCTGTAGAAATCCTCTTCGTCTTCCATTCCATTTGGGTCTTCATCCTCCATTTCAGAGGATTCAAATTCGACGGTAACTTCTCCGCTGATTGGGTCAACTTCAATGGAAGTCTCTGAACCGCTGAAATCAGTCTGCTCGATTTCAATCTTTGGTTCAGCAGTATCTTCCATCTTATCAAAAGGATTACGCTCTACAGCCATGTGTTCTTTCTTTCCTTTTTACTTATCGACGATATGGATTCTTGACTACTATTGATCCACCAGAAAATTTCTCAGTAGCTTTCTTCATTAACTTTCTATCTGGACGTTGTGTCCACCCAACAATGAACTCTGGTGGAATTGGTCCATTAAATCTTAGTTCCGTTAGTGCGTAGTACGGTTGATTGAGATCAAAATCATATGGTCGGAACTTTTCTCTTGCATTTGGAGATAGAAGACGATCAACACTAAAGTTGCTTCCTTGATCAGCCAAGTATTTTTCAAAGTACTCTTTTGGAATTTCTAGTTGAAGTAGTGCTCTATCTTCAAATGGATTATTCTTAGCTTTACCTTTCTTTGCATCCTGCAAGAAAGCTTTTTCTCCTCTAGCCATCTGACCATAACCAAATCCAGTATCTGGGTCTAGAGATGCGTATGTCTTGTTATTGCCATCTGGAAGAATTCCGCTTTTCTGAATATTTGGTAGATTTCGTTTATCAGTACCATGCCAAAGTGTTATCTTTCCAGTTCTCTCAAGTTCATCCTGCCACCATTCTTGCTTTGGCATTGGATAGTCAATCAATGGAATTTGTCTAGCTTCTGTTTCAGCTATATTGGATACTGCTTCTCTTTGAAGGATCTTTCCAGTATCGTCGCCTTCAGTCTTTAGTGTTCTCTTGGCAATCTGTTCTAAACCTTCAATTCCACTTTTAGCAGATTCCCTTGCAGTAGTCTTTGGAAGACCTTTTACAACCATCTGCAAAATATCAGTCAAAGCACTCATCTACACAAAGATTTCCTTTTAATAGAGAATAGCATCAAACACGCCAGTACGCAACTCGCTTGGTCTTGCGACGATCCTCATCATCAAGCCACTTCTTGTCTTCTGGATGAAGAAGACGCCAGCTTTCCTTTACGTAATGCACTGCCATTATGCATGCATCGACTTGGTCATCGTGCTGTGCGTATGGAAATCCAATCAATTCATCAAACAAGTCATTTGACCAACTACGATCCTTTGGCAGCCACACACGCCTTGACTCAAACATTGGCGATGCGGAGTAGACGCGGGATACCTTGTCCTTGTCTGGTGTGTATTCCAATACTGGCAGTCCAGACTTTCTCATATCCTGAATCAGAGATTGACCACTAGCCTTCTTTTCAACAATGCAGATATCGGGTCTATGCTTCCTGTACTCTTGAGCCGCAATCCTGCGAAGTTCAGGATACTCGTATCTACCCTTCATGTTGCCCAATAGGATCAAGTTTGACGTTACCGTCTCTACACCATTCAATTCATTTGTGTCAATGTTGTTGAAGATGCCCCATGTCTGGATGACGCTGTAGTCTGCCGTCGTCCTTGTAGAAAATGCAGTGTCGTAGGTCTGGATGATGAAGTCACATCGTGGTGGTTCATGACCCTCCCACCAAGTAATCCAGTTTTTCTTGATGATGCCGCCTTCGTCCGGCATCGGGTTCTGCATGTAAAGGCTTTCCCAATACCTACTACCGTTGGTTGCACGGATTTCCTGCTCGTCCAATGCCAGTACTTCATCTGGTTTCCACTCTGGAAAGTAGCTTGAACCCTCCGGAAGATCCAGCAACTTTGCCGAGTGCCTGTCCAGCCACGCTGGAATACGGATTACATCCCACCTTTTGGAAAATGGGATATCCATCTTTTCTTCCTGCCGTAGAAGCCACCCACAGAGATCATCGTGGTGGTATCTGGTGTTGATGATGATGATCGACCCATTGGGCATCAGACGAGTACGCAAGCCACTAGGCCACCATTCCTTGATGTACTTGCGACCAGCCGAAGAAATGGCATCTTCTTCCGACATGGCATCGTCCAATATGGCGATATGTGCGCCTCTACCCGCGATCTGGCTTCGGACACCAGCAGCGTAGTAGGATCCATTCTTGTTTGTCATCCACTTGCCGGATGCTCGTACGTCCTGCCTTAGCTGGACACCATTGAAGACAGTCGTGAACTCTGGCATATCGACAATGTCACGGACAGACCGACCAAAATCACTTGCCAACTGGTCCGAGTGGCTGATTGTCATGATTTCGTGCTTCGGATTCCTGCCTATGTACCACGAAGGGAACAACTTTGAGCAGATTACCGACTTGCTTGAGCGTGGTGGAAGGAAAACCATCAACCTCTTGATCTTTCCATCTACCACCATCTGCAACTTCTGGGCAATGACCTCAATGTGACGCCCCATCTTGAACCCGTCAACCACTTTTGGAGCCATCATCCGGATGTAGGTCAGGAAATCCCTGTTTGCCCTCCTGCTTGCTATGACCCTCAAGGAGCGTTGAATGGTCTCATAGGCTAGCTGGATATCAGCAGGAATCTCTTCGACGCTCTGAGGGGCATTTTCTGGCGTTTTAGAGGCTATTGACGGAGCCGACACACCACCAACTGGACGTTGAAGCCTTTCCGAAGCCTCCAAAAG